CTATTTGAAGGCGAATTTGTGGACCGCTCGGTTGGTGTCGTCGGTGACGCGAACCCATTCGGACTCGTCTCGCCTGTCCTGCACGTTTCGGCCGGTCACCCATTCAGCGGCTGCTTTCGGTGAGGTCGTTTTCGCGTAGGCTACAGAGACCGCGTCCATCCCCGACATCGTTTCAACGGTATAGCTGTTCATTGGAAAGCTCTTCAATAAAGCGCCGTCAGTACATTGAAAGAGCCCGCCCGGTGTGAGGGGACGAGTTCTTTGCCGGGGCCTCCGCCAGGGGGTCAGCTGCTCCAATCTCCCGAATGGGAAGCCGACATGCCGTCCCGACGCGTCGCTTATAATAGCGCCGCCTAGCCACCGAACTTAGGCAAGGGGCATAGGTTCCAGGAAGTTAGTTCCGTGAGGTCTTTCGGGCTGGCGTCGGGCGAAAGCAAGAGCCCGCTCGCCTGAGGGGGTCGAACGGGCTCCCGTGGGGGAGCGCCCCAGCGCGGCGGGTGAACCTCGTGCCGGAGGACACACGCCGCGACACTCAACCGGGACACTGGAGGAATGTTCCCTTGCGGCGATACGACCGAAGTCGGAACAGCTAACGCTTTAAGATGGCTGCCGGCCGCTCTACAGCCTCCAGGCTGGTGAGCGCGGCAGGCTTCTAGTCTAGCGGAGGCCATAGCCCTGGCTATGTAAGTTGCCCGCCATTCGAGAGTGCAGAACGAAAAGAGACCAAGAGCGTGGTGACCTCCCTATAGCCGAGGAGAAAGACGGCTCTGGTGCCCGGCCGAGTTGAAGGTTCCGACATTCATCTGAAACCTTATGAACGGCCCCGCGTTGGCTTCTCACGATTTCGTTACCGCGGAGGTAAGATGCAAGGTGTGAAGCGGTCGCGCTGGACGGAAACCTACCGCCCAGACGAGTTTGCGGCAAAGCACGGTTTGACAACCAGGCAGGCCGAAATTGTCATTCAGAGCAATGGTCCATCCAAGCGCAAATGCGACTTGGCAGCCGAGGCATTTAGGGCCGCGCTTAGATATTGCCGTCACTCGCGAGAAAAAGGTGCGAGAAGATCCCCTCTCAAGTCGGGAAGCAATGAAGCGCCTCAGGGTTGAAGTTATGTCCGGGGGAGCCTGAGAGGGGCGGCGCTCTGAACGCCGGCTCTTGAGCTACCGCCGCCTCGCGAGAAGGCGTCGGGAAAAGTCCGCCGTGTGTCGACAGGCTTGGAGAACCACAACATTTGTTATTTTATGCGGGCCGAATCAATGACATAGTGAGCCAGGGCCGATCGCAACGCAGTTTGCTGACTCTATGGCCCCTTGTCCTCCGACGACCGTCGACACACCCCGAGCCCCCCGCCCCGCTCGGCGGTCGTCGTCTTCTTCCAGAGTAGTACAACAAATGAGAGTGACCACGTCATAGTGCGGGTGTAAGTTACTGTCGTCGCCCGCACCTCTGACGGCAAACGGGCGCTTGGAAGTCAACTCAGGTGCTTTCGCCCAATTCCGCAGGGAGGAAGCCATGAGCAAGCGCTCTGCAAATTTCATTTCCGCTTTTGAATTTGACGTCATCCGAGAAGCCTTCCGGCGTTCGGTGGTAGAAAGTTGTCTTCCGCCACAAGAATGGGAAAGGCATGCATCTGACCTCGTTCGCAGCTTCATTGGCATCGAAGCTCCGGCCGAAGTCCTCGCCGCATTGCTCGACGTGACAGAAAAACAAAAAAGCCCGCCGGCCGGCGCCGACGGGCTTTGATCTGAGACGAAGCGAGCTTAACGCGGCTCGATGGGCGGCCCCGAAATCGGAGCAGCCGCTACCGCAGCCAGACGTTCACGCTTGCGCAGAGTGGGCTTCTCGTATGTCTTCTTCATAAAATTCCCCCCTATGATCCTCAAACGCCGCGAAACTGGCCTGTGCTATTGCTGGCTGTCAAGAGCGCCGGGGCGGCTTGAGCGAAGCCTTCACGCCCGACCGGCGCCGTTAGCAATCGGTCGGGTCGCTTCCTTCCTCGAAGTCTTGCAGCGTTGCATGGCGTAGCGTGTGTTCACCGCGAAGGAATCTTACCCGGCCAGTGATGCCAGGCTTCACCCACTCCACATCATCGGCGAAGGCGCTGGGGACACGCTGCGCTGGCTTGGCCGCCCTGCCCTCCTGCACGCGCTGCCAGAGCCGTTCCCTGAGGCCGCTGGACAGCGTGATAAACGCCGTTCCGGCATATCGGCCACCGCGCGCCATGATCGCTGCGGCGGGCTTCCCTGGCTCGCGCTTGATGCCGAGAAGTTCGAAGTCGCCGACATCCCAGCACTTCGTTTTAACCCAGGTATCGACCTTCCCGCTTCGATAGGGGCTCTCGCGTCGTTTCGAGACCATGCCTTCGAGGCCCATCTTCTCGACGGCTTCGAAGAATGCGGCGCCACCGCCCTCAACATGGTCGCTGTATTGGATGATGTCCCTGGCCGGCTTGACCAGATTCCAGAGCTTCGCCTTCCGCTCGATAACCGGCAACGAGCGCAGATCCTCGCCATCGATGTACAAGATGTCGAAGGCTACGAATGCTAGCTGCTCCGCGTTCCATGTCATGCGGGAGTGCATCCGCTGGAAGTTCGGCCGGCCATCGGGCTCCGGCGCGATCATCTCCCCGTCGAGAACGAAAGATTCAGCAGGAAGCTTTTCCGCCGCAGCGACTATCGGCCAATACCGCTTCGACCAATCGTGCCCATTCCGAGAGAAGGCACGCGCGCCAGCCCAGTCGAGGGTCAGTTGGGTCCGGTAGCCGTCGAATTTGATCTCGTGAATCCAATCATCGCTGACAGGCGGGGTCTCGACCTGGACCGGCTCAAGCGGCTTGATGAAGGACAGCCGCGATCGGCCAACAGGCTTATCCATACTAGGATCCCCAACGCAAAACTCGAAATTGATTCAATATCGCACAGCCGTAAGCGTTCCGTTAGAAATTGCTAAAGAGCCCTGAGCGTGCCAACGGGTCAGAGCGGTGAGAAGCTTCGGATTTTGGGAAGGCGGACGCCTTGGCGGCGAGCTAGCATCAGAACGCGACGCTTCTATAAGTTCGTCATGAACCTGTTGCTTGGCCGACACAAGGGATTCAAATCGCGCAACGGACCTCCCCGGGGGATATCCGAGTTTAGGCATCTCGATTATACCCCTATTAGTAGCAAGGGGCCCCGTCATGAAATCGATTCTGCTCGCGACCGCGACTCTCATTGCCGCAACCGGCGGCGCTTTCGCTGCTGATGTTGTGAACCAAGAACCCATCGCGTCCACGTACAATTGGACGGGACTCTACGTCGGCGCCCAGGCCGGCTACGAGTGGGCGAGGACGAGCTACAGTTTCAATGGTCCTGTCCCAAGCGGTACCTTTACCCCGAGCGGATTCGTGGGCGGCCTATACGTTGGGTACAACCATCAGTTCGACTCCCCGTTGGTCATCGGCGTGGAAGGCGACATCGAATATGCCAACGTCAAAGATAGCTTCAACAACCCCTTTGGGGGATTGAGTGCCGGTAGCGCCGAATTGCGCTGGCAGGGCTCGGCGCGCGTTAGGGTTGGGTACGCCGTCGATCGCTTCCTGCCCTACGTCACCGGCGGCGTTGCCTTTGGCAATTTCCGCTTTGAGGGTGGCCCCGACCCGGCAACGTTGCAGGCATGGACGAAGACCAAAACCGGATGGACCATCGGGGCCGGATTGGAATACGCGTTCGCCGACAAATGGAGCGCGCGGGTTGAGTACCGCTATACCGACTTCGGGACCGCCAATGGAAGTCTGGCGCCACTCTTCCCGGGTGTGATCGAAACTATGAAGGTCCGGGACCACGCAGTGCGCGTTGGTGTGAGCTACAAGTTCTGATCTCCTTAGTGGGAGGTTCGAGCCGGACATTTCCGGGGCTTCGCCAGAACCCCGAGCAGAGCGGCAGATCGTGCTAAGGCGCAAAGCCGCCCCTAATCATAAACATGACGATGCCGCTGACGATGCCGGCGAGAACGAGCCACATAATACGAGACAGATCGCTCGATATCTTGTCGACCTTCTGGCCGACACCGTCGATCTTGTCGTCCATATGCTTCCACCTTTCGTCGTGGCGCGCGCTCTCAATGTCCCGCTGAACGCGCCAGTTTTCGAGCGCAACCACGCGTGCGCGAAGGTCGCTGGTGTCCGTTTGGTCTTCCGCCATTTTTGCCCCGATGCTTTTCAACGCATGCTGGATTTCAGTTCGGCTCGCCGATCAGCGCTCGCCTTGGTGTGGCGATCGCATTCAGCCAGCGTGTAGAGGCCGATCGCGCAGCTTGGCGCCATCGTCCTGTCGATCTTGTTCTGATCGGCGATCGTCTTGCCCTGCGCGCCAGCGAGGCTGTTGCCGATGGCCGAGCGCAGCGCCGGCGCACCGCTGACGGCGGAAGTTGTACACGCCGCCAGCGTCGATGCACTCATCAAGAGACTTGCGAGCATCAATGCCCTTTCGGATCGCATCCTGATTATCCTTTTCGATCTTGGCGCGGACCTCTTCGGCGCCGCGGTGCTTGATGACTTCGTAAACGGCGAAAGCGGCGCCCGAGACGAGGGCCGCGATGGCCGCCCAGGCGATAGCGCCGGCGACTAGTCGCGAGACGCCGAGGCGGCCGACAAGAAGGTTGAGGAGGAAGCTCATAGCAGCCACCAGATGAGGAAGCCGGCGATGAGCGCCAGGCCTACTGCGGCGACCGTGCACAGGGCCCGATCAAGGATCACGGCGAAGACGGAGGCGAGGTTTTCCATTACGTCGCCTCACCCCCAAGAGCCGCGGCGAGGCGCTTCACCTTGCGGTTCGCATACCAGCGCCAGGCGAGACCGCCGATCGCGAGCAGCGCGCTTGCGATTGCCAGGACGACGACGACCTTGCCGATCCATTCGCTGGTGTAGGAGAACGGCGAAAGCTGGTTCTGGAGATCGTACAGGTAGCCGGAAAGGCCAAGCCCGCCAGCACCGGCGCCGGCTGCCGCATCGGCCGGCGCGGTCGATGGGGCAACCTTCCCGTCCTCGATAAAGGCTTTCGCCTGACCGCCGCCGACGAAGTTCGCCGCCTGCGGCGTCAGCCCGGTTGCCCAGGACTGGCCGATCGAGCGGACCTCCGCGACGCGAGATGACCATCCGCGACCGAACTCCGGCCATGTGTTCAGGTGCTGAAGGAAGTTCATGCGCTGATCGCAGATCCGGCCGATCAGGGCATCGTGGTTGTTGCAGGCCTGGACGGCCGCGATGGTGCCCAACCCCATGACGCCGTCAAGCCGGCCCTTGTAGAGCGGCCCGAGTGCCCGCTGCAGCCAGAGGATCGACTGCTTCGGGCCGGAGTTCACAGCGCCGTCAAAGACGACATAGTCCACCCCGGCGGGCAGTCGGTCGCCTTTCACCGCATGCCAGTACTGGCGGTCGTAGATCTCGAAGAGTTCCTGGCTGGTGATGCTCTTCACCGAACGGAGGGCCAGCTTTTTGCTGCTGCGATAAGCGTCATAGACCCGCTGGGTCACGCCCTTCATCGTGGCGCCGCCCGGGTCGGACGGGTGATTGCTGTAGCCACCCTCGTGCGCGAGCACGCGGGCGAGCGATTCCTGCTCGCGAGATGCGGTCATGAATTTTTCCTTTGCGCTGGGAACTTTCCTGCCCGCCGGCGATTGAGGGGCGCTGCGGCAGGGGGATTTGCGTATTGGATTGTTTCAGGAAGCTCGAAACGCTGATCGACGCCGGCGGCGCCAACGCCGTAGGAGAGGCGCGCGCGCTTCTTGCTCAACTCAAAGGCAAAGTCGCAGGTGCTGGCTGAGGCGATCGACGAATTCCTGCTCGACATGATGACGCTGGATTTCCTGCTCGAAGCCGAGCGCGAGGCGTTTCAGAACTCAGCGCGACGACTGGCGCATGGCCGGCTGACGATGGTGAAGCTGCTCTCGGCCTAGCGGGCGTCCGTTCCGGCCGAGCCCTGCGGGTTGCCGAGCGAGATCTGCGTCGTGTAGCCGCTGCCGCGGTCGAGCGTGTCGGTGATCGAGGATATCGTGTAGCTGCCGTCGACGCCGGCGCGCAGCTGGATCACGGCCGTGCCTTCCGGCTCGGCGGTCGGCTCGCCCTCGATCGTGATCGAACCGGCGCCTTTCTGCCGCGCGCCATCGATACGATCGGAATCGGCGCGCGTCTGCGCTGCAGTCGCGTCCGGCTGCATGAAGCGCAGCACGTCCTCCGGCTCGACGTCGTCGCCGGTCTCGACCTCTTCGATGACCTGACTGGCCCTATGCAAGTCGTACCAGCGGCCCTTCTTCTTCTTGAAGCGCGGCCGGTCGGTCGCCGGCGTAAGGCCGCTCGCCGAGATTACCATGCCGCGGGTGATGACGATCGTCGGCAGCGGCTGGCCGGTCGCCGAGACGCCCCGGTTGCGCGGCACGAAGCCAGCCCGTGCGCCCCTAATGGCGAACGTCGCGCCGTGCTCGCGCCCCAGCCTGTCGGCGAAGGCTAAGAAGCTTTCGTTGTCCTGCGCTTCATATTCCAGCTGCCGGCCGGCAAGCGAGGAATGCACCTTGATCGACAGACCGGCGTCGCCGGCGGCATCCTGGAGCACCCGTCCGAGCGTGGTCTTTTCCCAATGGCGATCGGTCGGCTGCTTGACCTTGCCTCTGAGGCTGGCCGAGCGCGCGGTGATGGAGAGCACGCTGCCCGAGCCGCGATCGAGAGACCAGTCGCAGGTGTCGACCTCGCCTTCGAAGCGGCGCATTGCACCACGTGCCCAGCCGAGTTCGATCGACACCGGCGTGCCCGTCTTGGGAAACCGGACCGTCGCATCATGATCGTCGAGCGTGAACATCGCCGACTGCGTCGCCTCGGTGCTCGACTTGGTGATCGTCAACGAGATCAGCCGCGGCACGAAACGAGAGGTAACATCCTGCCCACCGACCACGACGCGGAAATGACCTTTTCTCATTCGAAGAGATCGATCACTGGCCTGGGGGCCGCGCCTTCAGCCGCCATTTCCGCCTGTGTCATCACGGTCACGACTAAACCCACGGGAAGCTGCGGACCGGACCTGGCAAGATCCTGGTTAAGGGCGAAGGTCTTCGCCACCATGCCCGAGAAGACCTTGCGATAGTGCCTTGCAAGAAGAGTGGACAGCGTCGTGCCTTCCGTCCTGACGGTGACGGTCTCGGTCATGGGCTCCAATCCAGAATCGTGTCCGAGCGGCTAAGTGTTTTCGCCGGGCGGCTGATCGTTGAGCAGGGTGGCCAGTGCGGTCGTGATCTGCGGCATGAAGAACGGCTTCGCAATCATTACGCTGTTGGGGACGCCTTCGGAAGGCCAATGAACGGCGCTGTCGCCGCTGATGTAGATTACTGGCATGGCAGCATTTACCGCACGGATTTCGCGAGCCAAATCCCAACCTGATTTCCCCGGCCCCAGACGAATGTCGGTAATGAGGGCTTTGATCGTCTCAGGCGCCGCATCGAACGCGCTCAATGCAGCTTCGGCACTGGTCAAGCCCGACACGGCAAAGCCAGCTTCCTCCAATGCGGTTTCGATTTCCAAGAGGATGAGAGGTTCGTCCTCAACGACCAGAATCGTGCCGCCGCCCATAAGGTCCCTTCCCTCATTTGGTCTACTACGCTCTCGACAGCGGTTCGGTTCCAAGGAAAGTAATCGTTTTCGCGCGCCTTTTAGCCGAGCAGCGAAAACAGCGACGCGAAGAAGTCGCTCGCCGCCGGCGCCGCCGATTTCTGCATCTTGACGGTGATATCGACGATCTGGCCGATCCCGTCGCGATCGAGGAATGTGTGCTCGTCGTTGACCGACTGCACGACGTAGAAGCCGAACACGCTGCCGTCGCCACGTGTGACCAGCTGCGGCGTGCCGCCGAGCTGCGCATGGCGCAGAATGTTCAGCGTGCCCAGTCCACCAAGCTTTGAGGGGATCAGGCGGCCGGAAACGGTGAGCGTCTCGGACCCGACGCCGACATCTTCGAGAGGTGGCATCGCGCCGACCACCGGCTTCTCGGCATAGGCGTGCGTCGTCTCACGCGCATGCGTGTCGATGTTGAAGGCAAGATCGCATTCGACCAGCCCGATCTTCATCAGCATCAGCGCGGTCCTCCAAAATCGATCGCTTGCCCGCGCGTGGCGGACTGCACCTGCTGCCCGGTCGTCCTCCCCAGCGAGCCGACTGGACGCATCAGGTCCGCCTTGGCGGACGAGAGGAAGCTGCTGACGCCGGCGATGAAGGCGGCAGCGGCGTTCTTGCCGAACGACGATCCCGCGCCCGCGAGGCCAGACGTAAAGGTCTGCGCGGCGTTTTGGCCCGCCTGCGTGCCGCCCTCAGCGATCTTGCTGCCGGCGTCGGCGCCGCCGGATTGCAGCCGACGCTCGAATTCGTCGGCATCGAAGCCGGCGACGTTCGGGCCGATGCCCGGGAGACCCGGTGGCGGCGGCACATAGGCCTGGCCACCCCTGGCAGCCGCATGACGCCCTTCGGCGTACACCTGGTACTGTCGCTCGGCAGGGGTCATCTCTGCCCAGTTCCTCGGACCTGGCGTGGGGATCGGCGTGCTCGAGCCCGGCATGCCGGTGTTCGGCTCGCGCGTCTGGCGATCTTCGAGGATCTTCGTCTGCAGCGCATCGAAGACACTCTTGATCTCGCCGCGGCCGAGCTGCGCCAGCGCATCGCGGAACGCCTTCTCGGCCGGCGCGCCGGTGAAGCGATCGAAGAACCCAAGCTCGGGATGATGCTTGTTGTAGCGATCCTTGAACTCGCCCATATAGGCCAGCGGATCGCGGCCGCTTGCCCGCAGCGTCTCATAGCCCTTGTCGACGGCCATCAAGTCGGACAGACGGCTGTTGACCTTTTCGAGGACCGGGTTGAGTGCCCTGCCGGAGAGGTCGCCAAGCACCCTCCCTGTTTCCTGAATGTTGTTGATCAGCTGCTGCCAGTTGCCTTCGGCATCGCCGGTGATCTGAGCGAAATCCTTCGCGACGGTGCCGGACGCACTGCCAAGCGCATCCAGATGCTTCTTCAGAGCACGCCTCCAGCAACCCCTCGCGACCATGCAGGTCGAGGCCTTCGCAATGCGCCACCATGCCGATGCCGTCATTTCCGCCAGCGCTACCAGCCCGGCAGTTCCATTTGTTCTTGGCGGTGTTGAACGCAAAGGTGTCCGTGCCTCCGCAATGCGGGCATGGCTGCGGGTGCTCGTGTCGGCGGCCGGTGAATTTCAGGCCGAGCCGTTTGGCGGCGTCGTCGATCGAGACCGCGCGGGCGTCTTCCACGAACTGTTCAATGACGGAGCCACCAGACTGCGCGCTCAAAACAGCGACTCCTGTTTCGGCTCAGCTGGGGCGACAAACATGTCTGGCTGCGCGTAGGCCTTTCGGATCCGCTCGCAGGCGATCTCGAAATAGCCGGCATCAATTTCGATGCCGATGAAGGGGCGGCCCTGCTTCACGCACGCTACCCCAGTGGTGCCTGAGCCCATAAACGGGTCCAGCACCGTCCCTTCCGGCAGGAAGGTCAGGCACCAGATCATAAGCTCGACGGGTTTTTGCGTGGGATGGACCTTGCCGTCCTGGAGCGCTCTTGCGCGGGGGTAAGTGAAGATATGAGCCGCCCTGTTCTCGTTCACCCATGCGAACTCGCAATCCGCAAGCGAGAAGTCCCGCTGCCCCTTATCCCAGACCAGCCACCGCATGGTCGGTGGAAGATAATCGGTAAAGTAGTTGCCGCCCCAGATAATCTGCCGAGGCGCGATCTTCCGAATCTCGTCGAAGGTACGCCGGTCTGGCCGCTCTTTGTCCCATTCAGGGGCGCCATAGGACTTCCAACCGTTCTTGTCCGAACCGCCCCTGCCGTCGCCCTTGCCTTTGAGAAGGCTGCCATAGTCAATTCCGTAAGGCGGGTCCGTGAGAACGCCGGCAACGTTCGGCAGTTGACGCATCACCGTCAGACAATCTCCGAGGATCAAGCGGCAGGCGCCTATGATCTCTTCGCGGTGGTTCATTCGGACTCTTTTCCGATGCCCTCGCCTCCGCGCGAGAAGAGACCTTCGGCTTCGACCAGCGCCCGCACCTGCCGGGCGGAAAGCCCCAGCCGCGCCCGCACTTGCTCGAGGCTCTGGCCCATTTCGAACAGCAGCCGCACGCCCTCGGCCTGCATCGGTAAAGGCAGCTTGAACAGCGTCGCCGCGTCGATGCTGCCGGGCGTTCCGAAAATCGCTTTTGGAGTTCTAGCCAGCATCGAGGTTGCTCCTTGTTTCAGTGCTCGTCCCGTGAAACATCGCGTCAGCCTCTCGCGGGGGCGGCAAGTAGAAGGCGCGGAAGGAAAGCTTCAGCCAGTCGCAGACGGCGAGGACCTTGGGCGCCGAGACACTCTGCCCGTTGCAGATGCGCGAAAGGTCCGAGGCGCTTACCCCAATGTCGGCGGCGCAAACGCGCCAGCCGCGGCCGTCTTCCTCGAGCTTCGCCCGCAAGAGCTTACCCAATTCGCGATAGTCATAGGCAGCGAGCCTGACCATGCCTGGCCTCCTTTTTGAGAAACAGCGCCGGCTCCTCGCCTATCCAGGCGCAGAGCGCGAGAAACTCGTCGGGGCCCGGATCGCGGCCGCGCGCGGCGCGAAAAACCGCGTCGACCTCGACCTCAGCCTCCCGTGCAACCCTCGTCGGCGACTTGCCGCGATGGATGCGCCGGGCTTCGAGGAAGAGCGCAAAGAGCGTGAAGTCCACCGGCGCTTTCTGGCCTTCTCGGCCATTTTCCGGCACTTCGGTCGAGGAGGCGCGGCTCATCGCGGCGCCTCCTCGCCGCTGCCGGTCCCGGCTTGGGAGGATGCGGAACCGGCAAGGATATCGGGACCGAAGAGGTCGGGCCGCTGCGCATGCCGCGAGATGCCGGTGGCGCGCTCGATGTCGAGCACGCGCTCGGCCGGCACCCGATTCCAGGAGTAGAAAGCTTGGTGGCGGATGCCCAGATGCGAGGCAAGCGCGCCCAATCCGCCAACTTTGGCGGCTGCGATTCTGACGATTTCGATCATGGCAGGATGGTAGGTATTACCTACCTACTGTGTCAACAGGCAATCGCTTGCAAAAAAGTAAGCAATAATTACTATGCTGGCATGATCGCGACGATACGCACCGACTCGACGACACTTGGCCAGCGCCTGCGCCAGGCGCGGGAGGCTGCCGGCCTGACGCAGAACGACGTCGCCGACCATTTCGGCATCAAGCGCGTCTCGGTCACGCAATGGGAGGCCGACACCACCCGCCCCTCGATGGAGCGGCTGCCCGAGCTCGCCGCGCTGCTCAAAACCGATGTTGCCTGGCTGCTCGACGCCTCAGGCGCAGCACCCGTGCCGATCGTGCGCGAGCCGAAGCCGCGAGCATCGCGCACGCCGATCATCCCCGGCGACGAGCTGGTCGGCGGCCGCGACCTGCCGATCTACGCCGCCGCAATGGGCGGCGAAGGCCACATGATCGTGACCTTCGAAGCGATCGACTGGGTGAAGCGGCCGGCGGTGCTGCAGAATGTCCGCGGCGGCTATGGCATCCTGGTGCGCGGCGAATCCATGATCCCCGCCTATTGGCCCGGCGACACCGCGCTGGTGAATCCTCACCTGCAGCCGGCGCGCGATTCCGACGCCGTGTTCTTCCACACCCCGCCCAAGGAGCGCGGCGACGAGGAGGCCATCATCAAGCGCCTCGTCGGCATGAACGACCGCGAATGGACGCTGGAGCAGTACCGACCCGCGAAGACGTTTACCGAGAGCCGCGTTGACTGGCCGATCTGCCATCGGGTGGTGGGTAAGTACAATGCGCGGTGATAGGGGCCGTCCCGTGTTTTGCGCCGCGCAAAGAGCCGATTGTTGACGATCTGGCTATAGGCGCTCGATCTTAGAGATCCTGGTAGGCCATCTTCAGCCACCGAATTGTGAAACAAACCTGTCAGCAACTGCGCTCGGCTGATTGTCACGACAGCAACCTCGAACTACGCTCGTCAATCGGAGGGGTTTCCCATGATTAAAGAATTTAAGCACAATCCTGTCGTCATACGTCCTGACACCACCATTGGTAACATATCGGCAGAAGCAGATGACGATTTTCTGTTCGAGTGCTTTGTAGACCATCCTGCCCTAGAGGTGGCGCGAACGCTGAAGAATTCGAAGATGTTCGTGTCTGCAAGAACCGGTAGTGGAAAAACGGCACTGCTTAGGAAAATAGAACATCAGTTTCCGGAAACAACGTCTATCATCGACCTTCCCGGACTTTCGATGGACTATGTTGCAAATTCCGACATTATACGGTTCTTGAAATCGCTGGATATCGACCTTGACCTTTTTTTCCAAGCTCTGTGGAAGCACGTTCTATGCCTCGAATATATCCGAATGAGATACAACGTAAAGAACGCAGAACGATCCAAAGAAATTTTTGGCTGGCTCAAGGATTTTTTCCGCGCCGACGAACGGCGTGAATCGGCTTTAAAGTACCTGGCACAGTGGGAGGGCCGATTCTTCATTACGATGGACGAGAACATCAAGGAAATAACCTCGAAACTCGAATCGCAGGTGACCGGAGAACTCGGAGGCGAGGTGGATAAGTTCTCTGCCCGGGCCGGCTACACTCGGACATTGAGCGCAGAAAAACGGTCTGAACTGGTGGCACGTGCAAAACGAATTGTGAGCTCTGCTCAACTCGCTGATCTAAATCGCGTCCTAGATTTGCTTTCCAATGTCGACAGCGCTGACAAATACGCGGGCAAATATTACATCCTAATAGATCGCTTAGACGAGAAGTGGGTCGATGAGTCGGTTCGCTTTGATTTAATTCGCGCTCTGATCGAATGTCTTCGTACGTTCAACAAAGTTCACAATCTGAAAATTTTGGTGGCAATTCGCGAAGACGTTCTTGAGCGAGTTGTACAAGAGACTAAGGACATGGGATTCCAACGAGAAAAGTACGACGACTATTTTTTGCGTGTTATTTGGGATGAAGCGCAACTTAAAGAACTGATCAGAAAGCGGATCAATCTACTTTATAAAAGGAAATACACTTCTGCAAATGTGACGTTTCATGACGTTTTCCGCAATAAGGTGGCCAATAAAGACCCAATGGACTACATTCTTGAGCGAACTCTATTGCGGCCTAGAGATGTCATTTCGTTCGTTAACGAGTGTTTTGAAAAAGCTCAAGGCGGAACTGAGGTTACACCAAAGATCATTAAGGAAGCGGAGTCTGAATACTCCCGGATTCGGATGCAGGCCTTAATTCAGGAATGGCAAAGCGCATTTCCGTCCCTATCGGTTGCTTTTCGACTCCTTTCGAGCCGCCGAGGGAGGTTCAAGTCGACTGAAATCGCTTCGAAGGAATTTATGGACGACTTTGTCCTTGAGGTCCATCAAGTGCCTTCATGGGAAAACGACCCGATCAAGCAGTGCGTTGAACGTTATATGCAACAAGGGTCGGAGGCATCCGCGCTGGCGGTTGCAAAGAATTTGATCAGTGAACTTTACCGGATTGGGGCCGTCGGCGTAAAAACGTCGGCGGCGGAAAGGTATATCTACTCCTATCAGGACGTTCCCGTCATAAGTCCAGATGCAGTTGATTTGCAGACTAGAATCCATATTCATCCAATGCTGCACCGAGCGCTGAATGTTCAGGACCACGGCTAA